GCCCCGAACAACTTGTTAAACCTGAGCAGGAGAAAAAATAATGGCGACCGTTGGATACAAAACAAACAACCGCTTGACCGCTGAAGAAATTGAAGTCCGTGTCTGGGCTTTCGTGATTGTGGTGCTGGTCAGCATCCTGCTTGGCGCAATGGCTATGTTCCTGTACTCGGTGACCTACGTCACTCAGCCTATGTCTGGCATGGCCCCAATCGACAAGATTTACACAAGCCAGATTTCAACCATCATGGTGTTCATCACAGGCGTTCTGGGTGGTGTGGCTGGCCGATCGGGTATTAAAGCTGTAGCCACTGCCATCTCCAAGTCAGAGGCCAACGACAACGACGAGCCGCCAAAGCCATGAAGGGTTTACTCTCTGGATTGATTGCCCTGCTGCTGACATTCGGCGGCGGGTATTTCTACGGCAAGTATGTCGAGAGGGAGGTCCAACAGGCTGAAGTTGACCGTCTGAATACCGAAGCCCGGGCCAAGGAACAAGCCTTGGCTGCTGCCGTAACCACCACTGCTGAAGCACTGAGGAAGACGAATGAAAAAGCCAAACTTGCCACGAAGCAGCGTGATGCTGCTATTGACAGTGGCGCTCTCAAGCTGCGGGTTCCTGTCAAAACGACCTGCCCCGTACCAGCCCCCGCAGATGCCTCCACTCCCGCCGGAGATAGTGCAGGAGAGGCACGAACCGAACTTGACCCAGCGTTTGGAAAAGCTCTTTTCGAACTGACTGATGAAGGTAATAGAGCCATTGAAAAGCTCAACTCTTGCATCGATTTGTACAACAAGGCCCTTGAATCACAGAAAGGCATGAAATGAACCTGACCACCAATTTTTCCCTCCACGAACTGACCAAATCCGAGACCGCCCTGCGTCTGGACTTGGACAACACCCCTGATGAACAAGCCACAGAGAACCTGCGACTGCTGTGCGAGATGGTGCTTCAGCCTGTGCGCGACCATTACGGCAAAGGCGTGAAGGTGAACTCTGCCTATCGCAGTCCTGAGTCAAATGCAGCCGTGGGCGGCTCGAAAACCAGTGACCATTGCAAGGGGATGGCAGCAGACATCGAGATTCCCGGCGTAGCGAACGCTGACTTAGCTCAGTGGATCATGGACAATCTGGACTACACCCAACTCATTCTGGAGTTCTATACTCCGGGTATACCCGATTCCGGCTGGGTGCATGTATCCTATGACCCCAACAACCTGAAAAAACAGGAATTGACTGCGACCAAGGTTGCAGGTAAAACACAGTATCTTCCCGGATTGGTGGCATGACATGAAAGCAAAACCCGTTTGGAACAAACCCCGGCCCAAGGGCCTCGGACCATCAAAACAGCTCACTACCGCCAAGAAAGCCAAGGCGAAGGCAGCGGCCAAGAAAGCTGGCCGCCCCTATCCCAACTTGGTTGACAATATGCGGGCAGCAAAAGGTTAGCAGTTGCCGTCCTCTCCAGCGGCCCCCTTGGGCCCCGGTAGCGATGCTGGGGCCATTTTTTCGAACTGCTCGACCCTGCGCCACCACTTGTCCTTGTAGCCGTCAAATTCCCGGCCACAGGTCACAAATTCCTGCACCTCGCCGTCCTGCGACACCATCATGATCACGCCGTGGTCAATCTCGGTTTGGTGCAGATGGTTGTGGGCACAGGCATAGGCGGCCAGTTGGATGAAGTAATCATCAATCCACTTGCGGGGCTTCATCTTGTTGGTCTGCTTGAAGTCAATGATTGAGGGGTTTCCCTTATAGACACCCACACAGTCAGTCGTCCCGGCATACCGGAAGGGGTAGTACAGCGAAGCCTCCGTGCCCCATACCTCGTTGACGTGGGGGAAGAACTCCTCGATCAGGCGATACCCCATGCGGTAGCCTTTGACTTGCAGCCATGTCCGTGGTGCGGGTAAATCCCTATTCAACAGCAGTCGCTCGACCACGTTGTGCATGTGCGTGCCAACCGTTGCAGCGTCATTTTTGATCCGCTCCGCTTCTACTTCTCCAACCCTCGCGGCCCACGAATCAAGGTGGGTTCGGTCCTTGGTGTCCGACAGGATGCGGGTGACGCTTGGCATCCCAATCTCCTGCCCATCGATGCGGTAAACACGGCCCGTGGGCGCGTCGATTCTTTCCAGTCTCTCGTACACAAACTTGCGCCGGATGGGGATAAGTTGCATTAAATGATCCAATCTTTGAAGTCTTCGCCCAGCACCTGCGAGGCAATGTTGATTTTGTTCCGAAGCGCCTTGACGATGTGTTCATCCACGGTGTCCTTTGCAATCAGATCGACGTAGGTCACCTTGTTGGTCTGGCCAATACGGTGAGCCCGGTCCTCGGACTGCAAGCGCACCTCCAAGTCAAAGCTGTTGCTGTAGTAGATGACCGTGTGCGCAGCCGTCAGGGTCAAGCCGTAGCCGCCGGTGCGGGGGTTGCCGACAAAGAAGCGCAACTCACTGGCCGGGTCTTGGAATTGATCGACGATGTTCTGGCGATCCTCCGCCTCGGTGTCGCCGTAGTACGTGGCCACAGAGGTCATGCCGTACTCCTTTTGCAGCGCCAGCTTGAGGTTCTCGATGTCCCTGCGGTAGTTGGCCCAGATGATGACCTTGCCGCTGGTCTCCTCGAGCACTGACAGGAGTTCTGTGATGCGGTTGCTGGGGATGTCAATCTGTGGACCATCGTGGAGGTGGACTGGCCCGCAGCAGATCTGGTGCAGCCGCATGAGCTGGGTCAGGGCGTTGTTGGTGCTCATCAAGTTGCCATCAACGAGCGCCAAGGCCATGAGCTTCATCTGGTCATAGTATTTCTTCTGCTCCGAGGTCAGCTCGACATCGCGGCGGGTGTAAACCTTGTCCGGCAGGTCCAAGCACTCATCCTTGGTCACGCGAAAGGAGAAGCCGTTGAGCTTTTCCTGCAACTCATCCAGCCTGCGGTAGCCGACGATCTGCTTGAATGTGTGGGTGGGCAGCTTGCGCTCGACAAGGATCGCGTACCGGGCTTGGAAGGCATAGAAGCTGGCGCTGTTCAAGCAATCTGGCCCCAAGAACTCGCACTGGCTGTACAGATCCAGCGGGGACTTGGTGACGGGGGAGCCTGTGGCAATTCTCCTGTACCGCGCCTCGCGGGCCACCTTGATGATGCTCTTGGTGCGCTTGGCGTTGGGGGTCTTGATGGTGGTCGATTCATCCACGGCCATGAAGGCAGAGGTGACACGCAAGAACGTGCGGGCGTAGGCCACACCTTTTTCGGTGCTGAACGCCTCGATGTTCATGATCATGATGCGCAGCTTGTCGAGGGAGTTGATCATCTCCTCCATCTCCAGCTTCTCCGCCTTGCGGGGCGTGGGCGACCAGCATGCCATCTTGTAACTGATGTGATCCGGCATGTGCTTGGGCAACTCGGATTTATACCAATTCCGGTATACGCCCTTTGGTGCCACAATGAGCATTGCATTGATCTTGCCCTTGTCGTAGAGCATGGCTGCATTGTTGATGAGCATGAAGCTTTTGCCCGTGCCCATCTCTGCGAACAGCGCCGCCTGCGGATGCTCCCAAAAGCGCTCCAAATACGCCGCCTGATGCACAAACGGCTTGTTCTTGAACGGATACCGCTCCAAAAAATAATTCATGACTTTCTGCCTTTCTTTGAAAAAGGGTATTGACAACCCGAAAAGATAGTGTACACTAAAAGCACGTTTCAAGAAAGGAGAGCGTAAACGTGGCAAAAGTTTTTATCGTACAAGAGATGCCTAATCATGATATTGCGCCTGCAATGAAGTTTGGGGACATGTCGGTTTTACTGCCGTCAAACACCCAGATCGCATTCAGCACAGTACCTACGGTTCGCACACTGCGGCGCAAGCTGCGGGAATACAAGGATGGGGACTTCCTGTTGTTGACAGGTGACCCTGTAGCTATCGGCTTGGCCTGCTCGATAGCTGCTTTCTATAACTCTGGCCGCTACACAGCCTTGAAGTGGGATCGCCGCGAGAGACTGTACATCCCTGTTAAAATTGACATCACTGAGAATGGAGAAAGAGATGAGTAATATCAACGATATGTTTGAGCAAGACGCTGGTGCATTGGTCGTCAAGAATGAGGACCTGCAATCAGTTGGTGAGTTGGCTACACGTGCCAAACAACTTGAGAAAGAAATTGAAGAGCTGGAGGACAGTGTCAAGGAACGCAAAGAACAGCAACGCAAGTTGCTTGAGGAAAGCATTCCCGGTCGTCTGACTGAGCTTGGCATGAAGTCGTTCAAGATGGCTGATGGCAGCCAGATCGACATCAAGGCGTTCTACAACGCCAGCATCAAGGAAGAGAACCGCGCCAAGGCCTATGAATGGCTTCGCGATAACGGTTTCGATGACATCATCAAGAACACGGTGTCTGTGCGCTTTGGTCGCGGTGAAGACCAATTGTGCGAGACCCTCCTAAACCAATTGCGTGAGGACAACTACCCAGTTGAACAAGCGCAAAAGGTCGAACCCCAGACCTTGAAAGCTTGGGTTCGTGAACAGGTGGAACGCGGAAGCGAGTTCCCCACAGAGCTGTTTGGCGTGTACATCGGCCAAAGAGCAACCATCAAATCAGCATGAAAAAGGAAAATTGAAAATGGCTAAAAACGAATTGGCAGTGAAGAAAGAAGGCGCATTGGTCTTGGCAAATGATTTCGAGCAAGACAGTGGTGGCTTTGACGGCATGGGACAAGAAGACTTTGCGCTTCCGTTCCTGCGCCTGTTGACCAACACTTCTCCCGAAGTCGGCGAAGTTGATGGAGCCATGCCCGGCATGATCCTCAACTCTGTGACCGGCGAGCTGTATGACGGCAAGAAAGGTATCACCGTGATTCCCTGCGCATATGTACGCCAGTACATTGAGTGGGCACCACGTGGTAGCGGCAGTGGTGCTCCCATCGCCATCTACCCGGCCACGTCTGACATCCTGAGCCGCACGCACCGCGAACCGGGCGACAACAAAGACTATCTCGATAACGGCAACTACATCGAGAACACCGCCAATCATTACGTAATGGTCATCAACGATCAAGGCTTCCCAGAAGCTGCATTGATCACCATGAAGTCCACGCAACTGAAGAAGTCGCGCAAGTGGAACAGCATGATGATGTCCACCAAGATGATGGGCGCAAACGGTCCTTTCACTCCTCCCATGTACTCACACCTGTACCGTCTGTCCTCACAAGCTGAGTCAAACGACAAGGGCAAGTGGTTTGGATGGGAGATCGAGCGCATCGGCCCGATTGAAGACAAGAGCGTGTACCAAGCCGCAAAAGCATTTGCTTCTCAAGTGAATGCTGGCGAAGTCAAGGTCAAGCACACTGACGAAGAAGTCAGCAGCGCAGGATCCGCACCGTTCTGATCTGAGGGGGCACCACGCCCCCTCTTTCTTCAATAGAGATGCCAATGGAACAACTACAAAGATTTCAGGACATATTCAGGGGACTGGATATTGCCTATGGGACATACGTAATCAAAGCGGAAAGAGGCGATGGTAAGCAAGCAGGAAAAGCCACGGTTGTTCGCAAACCACCAACAGATGACCTATGGCAAAAACACCTTGAAGGCGTTGACCCAAGTCTGGGGATTATTCCAATCCGGGCGGATAACACATGCATCTGGGGATGTATTGACATTGACCAGTATCCTTTGGACCACAAAGGACTCGTAGAAAAGATTGCGCAGTTGAAGCTGCCGCTTGTTGTTTGTCGCAGTAAATCTGGAGGCGCACATGTTTTTCTCTTTACAAAAGAACCAGCCCCGGCCCGGGATTTTCAACAGTACCTTAAAGATGCGGCAGCGTTGCTCGGCGAAGCTGGCAGAGAGATTTTTCCTAAGCAAGCCGAAATCTTGGTTGATCGAGGAGACACCGGAAACTTCCTCAACCTACCCTATTTCGGCGGTGACGCGGGAACAAGGTATGCATTCAATGGCGACGGTACGGCCGCAACGCTCGAGGAGTTCTTTGGACTATATGCGGCGAATGTCCAAGAGCTACCGCTCAATTTTCCTGAGCCGCCTAAGCAAGCGGAGAGTCCCATCAAAGATGGCCCTCCTTGTTTACAGGCTCTATGCGCACAGGGCTTCCCAGAGGGGACGCGCAATAATGGACTATTCAACATTGGGATCTATCTTAAGAGGTCCGCCCCCGGATCTTGGGAAGACAAGCTTGTGGAGTACAACATCAAGCATGTGGCTCCCCCTCTCCCGAACAACGAGGTACAAATACTTGTCAAGCAAGTCGGCAAAAAAGACTATCAGTACAAGTGCAAAGATGCGCCCCTCAACAGCTTCTGCAATTCGGGCTTATGTAGATCGCGCAAATATGGCATCGGGGGAAACGGTCCTGATGCGCCTCAAATAGCATCTCTGTCCAAGTACGCGTCCGACCCACCACTGTGGTTCTTGGATGTCAACGGCAAGCGCGTGGAGCTTGAAACAGAAAGCCTGTTCACCCAAGCTGCATTCCAAAAAGCATGCGTGGAAAAACTCAACGTACTGCCCCCAACCCTGCGCAAACAGGATTGGGAAAACATGCTCAACGCCCTGCTCAAAGAGATGGTGGAGACAGAACAGATCGCCGAGGCCAGTGAAGACACAAGCCTGACCGGTCGCTTCATGGATCTGCTGGAAGAGTTCACGACCCACATGCAGCAAGCAATGGACCGCGATGAGATCCTCATGGGCCGACCATGGCGTGAGGACGATGAAGCCAAGACCTACTTCCGCATGAAAGATCTGGAAGGCCACTTGAAGCGCAACAACTTCGTTGGCCTCACCGCACCCAAGATGGCTCAGCGCCTGCGGGACATGGGTGGCGAGCCGATCCCACTGTTCCTCAAAGGCCGCGCTACGCGTTGCTGGCGCATACCCAGCTTTGAGAAGCAAGACGCTCCATTCCAAACCCAGACCACCCGCATCGAAGGGAGCCCATTTTGAGATACCTGAAGATTGATGGCCACGACAACGCGATCATCGGCCCGGCGTTCATCTGGCACAACCAGACACATACCTCGGTGCTTGTGTACAACGCTGAAACGATCAGGGACAACCTTGTTCGTGAAGACGGCATGAGCCTTGAAGATGCGCGTGAATTCATTGAGTTCAACATTGAGGGAGCGTATGCTGGCCCCCACACGCCCGTGCTGGTGTGGCCCGAGGACATGTGGGACGGTGAATGGGATGACTGACATCCACAAGATCTTCGGCCCTCCCGGTTGCGGCAAAACAACCTACCTGCTCAACGTGGTGGACAGGGAACTGGAGGCCGGAGTCTCCTCTGCAAAAATTGGCTACTTTTCTTTCACCAGAAAGGCTGCCAACGAAGCGCGGGACCGGGCCATCCAGAAGTTCCCCCAGCTCAACGCCAAGACCGACTTCCCCTATTTCCGCACGCTGCACAGCTTGGCATTCCAGTGCCTTGGCATACGGTCCGAGGACATCATGCAGGCCGAGCACTTCCGGGAGTTCGCCGCCCAAGCAGGGATCGAGCTGTCCTTGTCCCATGACACCGAGGTGGATCTGGTCAAGCCCGACAACCCGATCCTGAACGAGATCAACATCGCCCGCATCAAGGGCGAGGACTTGAAAACCCATTACAACAAGTGCGGCCTAGACATTGAATGGCACCACTTTG